AGTTGCTAATATTTCTTCTTCTTCTTCTTCTTCTTCTTCTTCTTCAGATTCATAACTACTACTATCATCTTCTTCTGAGTCTTCATTTATACTAGATTCAGTATTAGAGTATCTAGAAGAACAAGAAGATTCAGTTCCATTTTGTTCGTTAGTTTTTACTTTTTTTTTATTAATATTTTTTTCGGTTAAATTTGTTTCTATTGAGTATTCAATTTCTAAATTATCATTAGTTGTTATGCTATTAATATTTAATTTATTATCAATTAAGTTAGCTATATTTAATTCTTCATCTTCTATATTTTTATCATCAATAATAAGTGTTTTTTTATATTTTTTTGTATTGCCAAAATAATTTTTCTTATTATTATTTTCTTGAATATAAAATAATACATTATTATTTTTATGAAAAAATTCTGAATCATCTAAATATTCTAAATCGTCTTCTATATCTACAATAAAATTATTTTTTATACCTAAGAAAGAACCATAATAATCAATACCATTTAAAAAGTCATATTTATTTAATAATAAACTAGATAAAAAGGAAAAAAATCCATCAGTATAAGCAGAATTATTAATATCTAATGTTTTTTTGTTAATGTTTTCATTATTAACAAATTTAGGTAATTTTAAGATATTATCTTCATATTTTCCAATCATATATTTTATGGGATCAACTAAAGGTCCATATTTGAAAAATATTTTTTTATTAATTATATTATTATTATCATCAATAATTGTTCCATTAAATTTTGAATAACCTAATTTTTCAGTTATAGAATTTAATTTGTAATTATTATTTAAATTTATAGAATTATAATTATTTTCATTTAAATTAAAAAAAATACTATAAATTGGTATATAATTTTGTAAATTATCAATATTTACTAAGTTTTCATCAATCAATTGATTAAATAAATCTTTGTTTTTATTTTTTTTATAATTTAATTCCATTATTTAAATAATAATAAATATATTTCTTAATTCTAACGATTTTTTTATTATTTTTGCGTATATTAAATAAATAAATATTTAGTAATATTTATTAAGTATGACTTTAGAATTAAAAAAATTTGAAATGAAATCTATTAGTTTTAAACCAGACGAAAATAAAGGGCCAGTTATAGTTTTAATAGGTCGTCGAGATACAGGTAAATCTTACTTAGTTAGAGATTTATTATATTATCATCAAGATATTCCTATTGGAACAGTAATTAGTGGCACTGAAGCTGGAAATGGATTTTATAGTGAACATGTTCCTAAATTATTTATTCATGAAGAATATAATTCAGCAATTATAGAAAATATATTAAAAAGACAGAGAACAGTATTAAAGCAAATAAAAAAAGAAGTAGAAGTTTATAAAAAATCCAATATTGATCCACGTGCTTTTGTTATATTAGATGATTGTTTATATGATTCTAGTTGGACTCGTGATAAAATGATGAGATTATTGTTTATGAATGGTCGTCATTGGAAAATGATGTTAATTATTACTATGCAATATCCTTTAGGTATTCCACCAAATTTAAGAACTAATATTGATTATGTATTTATTTTAAGAGAACCATATATTTCAAATAGGAAAAAAATATATGAAAATTATGCTGGTATGTTTCCTACATTTGAATCATTTTCTCAAGTTATGGACCAATGTACAGAAAATTATGAATGTTTAGTGATAAATAATAATGCTAAAAGTAATAAATTAAGTGAACAGATATTTTGGTATAAAGCTGATTCTCATAAATCTTTTAAATTAGGTTCTAAAGAATTTTGGGATATATCTAAATCTATGGATTCAGACGATGAAGAAGAGGTTTATGATCCAAATTCAAGAGATAAAAAGAAAGGTCCTAAAATTAATGTTCGTAAAAGTAAGTGGTAAGTAAAAATATTAAAAAATAAATCTTAAATATAATTATTATATGTTATATACATATTTTAAAAAAACTTATGCATTAGATACTGAGTATTTAAGTAAATATACTAATAGATTTTTAGAAAATTATAATGAACAAATGTTTAAATATACATTACGAACTAAATTATCTAATATAAACAGTATAGATGATTGTATTGAATTATTACAAATGTTTCAAAACACAGATGAAATGTGTGAAAATATAATAAATATATTTCATAAATTTCATCCAAGTGAATCTGAATTACAAATATTATCTTTAATATATCAAAAATATCATAATTATATTGATAATAGAGGTTTTGCTGCTAGCACATTATGGTTTTGTATAATACAATGGATTACTGAATTTCAAAAATTAAAAAATAATACCATTCCTACAATAAATTCTGTAGGAATTGAATTAATAAATTTTAATTAAATTTTGTCTATCTTATCTAAAATACATTTCATAATTTTTATTTTATTTTGTTTATTATTATTTTCTTTATAATCATATACGCAATTATGGTATTCGGGTAATTTATGTATTTTACAATATATTTTTTTACATTTACAAGGAAAATCTATTAATTTTAATTTATGATTACAATTTTCAAAAGCACAATAATTAGTATTTATATCATTATCCATATAAATAATTATTATATTTTAAATAATAATTATTTCAATAATTTTTTTTGTTTTTATAAAAATTAAGTATTTTATTGAATCAGAAATAGATAAAAGTATTATTATTAATCTACATTACTTGGATCATCATTTTTTGATGGCAAAACTACTGATTCTATTTCAACATTATTAGAAGCTAATTGTTCTTTTTCTTTTTGTCTTTGTAAAATTTCTCCAATTCCATGATCATTATTTTTATCTAACACTACATTTTCACCATCAAATAATTCTTTACGTAAATCAGCTGTTGATACATCATCTCTTTCTCCATCACCAAATAGTAAATTTTTACCCGGAACATCCATTCTATCAGCATTAATAAGATTACCTTCTTCATCTATAGATTGCATTAATTTATTTCCTTCTTTTTGTGCTTTAGCAATATTTTCTTCAATTGCTTTTCTTTTAGCTTCTTTTACTCTTTTGTTAAATTCGTCTTTATTTGTTTCATCATTTTCTTTCTTTTTATACATTAATTCATTTAGTTCTTTTTCTAAATATTCTACTTTACCTGTTTTATAAGCTTCAGGATGAAATGGCATCCATAAACCTACTTGTCCTACATATACATCATGATTAGGGTCATTTTCTCGTAACATTTTACATCTCATTTCAGCTTCTTCTTGAGAACCAAATGTTCCTCTTACTTTAATTCCACGAGTATTTGTTTGGTAATGGTGTAAATTACTGAATTCTTCTTGTAATTTTTTTTCAGAATTATCAACAAAACTTTTGTAATCATCTTCAATTGTAGTATCAACTAATTTATCTTTTTCTTCAATTATAAATTCTTCTAGATCATTTGAAAGTTTTTGAAAATCTAAATTATATTTATAACTTAAAAAATTTAAAAATTGTGTATATTTGTCCATTGATTTTTTAAAATCAAAGTGTTTTAGAAACTTTTCAAAATAAAATATATTTTTGTCTTTTAAAATATCTTCAGGTGAAACAAAACTTAAGCAAACATATTTTTGCCCGGCTATTGGCTTATCTTCATCTAATAAATCAATATATTTTGATTCTTCGGGAATTTTTATATCTTCCTCTTTTAGTTTAGCACTTTTTTTTGTAGACATACTATATTAAATTTATTTTAATATAATTTTAAGTTATTTTTTTAATAAAAACAAATTATTATTTTTTTTATTAAATTATTTTTTTCTTAGTTATTATTATAAACAAAATGAATCCAGGGATAGGAGAATTAGTAAAAAGAGCTATTAAATATTTAGTAGAAGGTTTAATGGTTGCTATTGTAGCATTTGTTATTCCTCCAGAAAAACGTGCCTTAAAATTCGAAGAAATCGCTATCATTGCTTTAATGGCGGCTGCTACATTTAGTATATTAGATACATTTGTTCCGTCGATGGGAGCAAGTGCACGCTCGGGCGCTGGCTTTGGTATTGGTGCGAATCTTGTCGGCTTTCCCAAATTAGGTTAAGTAAAAATATGACATAATTTATATAAATAATAATTTTAATAATATATTTTTTAGAAATATATTATTTTCTTTTTGCCTTATTTTTTTAGTTTGCATTTTATACTTCTGATTGTGATATATTACCATCATTTTGGTTTGATATTTCAAATGTCCTTATTGTATTATCTGTTGGATTTAATATATTATTATATGGCATGTTATTTATTGTTTCTTCGCTCAAAACATCTCTTTCAAGTAAACAACAACAACATTTAATTCTGCTACATCTAGATTTAATTATACACATACCACATCCTGTTATACCTCCTATTAATAAACCTACAATCATCAAAGAATTAGTTGTTAGAAAATTAGATACTACGCAATCCGGCATATCTGGCATAAGTATATTCTTATATATATATATATATATAATATTATTTTATGTAATGCTTTAATATTTATAATATATAATGTCTATTCTAATTGGTAATCCATATGTAAATAAAAATTGTAATAAAAAAACTATAACATCTACTATTGTAAAAAAAAGAATATTAAATGACTTAAAAAAAATATTAAACGATTTAGGTATTAAAGTAATAAAAATTGAAAATAATAATTTATGTAATGTTTTATGGATAAGAGATTTATTTTTTAAAATAGATAATAAAACTTTTTTATGTAATAATACTAATTCAGATACGCTTAAAATTAATAGACAAAATGAAAAAAATTTGATTATTAAATATCTAAAAAATTATATTGAATTACCTAAAAATATTAAAATTGAAGGAGGTGATGTTATACAAGATAAAAATAATATTTTTATTGGTATTAATGATAGAACTAATATTGCTGCCTATAATTATTTAAAAAAAACTTTTCCTCATAAAAATATCATAAAAATAAATCATAATACTTTACACTTAGATTGTTGTTTAACTATAGTAGACAATATTATATTTTATTCAAAAACTTATATAAAATCTTTACCTAATACTTTAAAAAAAAATTATACTATAGTAGTTATTGAAAATATTTTATGTAATTGTGAACCTAATCTTGCTACTAATATATTAATTATTAATAAAAATATTATTACTACTGATACACCAGAATTTAAACCTTTTAGAATTTTACTTACATTATTAGGTTATAAAGTATACACTATTAAATATAATAATTTGTTAGATGAAAGTGGAGGAATAAGATGTTTAACTCAATGGTTATAATTTTAATATTTATAAAAAAAAATAAATATTAAAATTTTTATTTACGACCAATTCTTGTTTTTCTTCTTTTTGATTTTCTTTTTTTTACTGTTTTTCCTCCGCTTCTGCTTCTACTTCTACTTCTACTTCTACTTCTACTTCTACTTCTTGAATTACTTACATAACTTTCACTACTACTACTACCATAATTATCTAATACAACACTTTCAGCATCGTCATCACTATAATCAATATCATATTTAGTTATTTTTTTTCCAATCTCTCTTCTCATAATAGCTCTATATTTTGGCCTTGCTTTATAAAGAACAGTCATTCCAGAGGACCCAATATTTACACATAAATTTTTTATTTTATTTAAACGTGTTTTTATTTTACAATCACATAATTTTTTTTCTTTTTTTATTAGATATCCTATTCTAGTTTTATTAAAATCATCTCCATATTTTTGTGAATTAGTAATAGTAGTTACTTTAACCAAATCACCTACTTCTATATCATCTAAATTAGCATATTTCCAATTTATTAAACCCTTTGCCTTATTTTTTTTAGTTTTCATTTATATATATAATATAGATATAAACTTAAGCTAAATTCTTAGTTTATTTACGACCACGTCTTGTTTTTCTTTTTTTTCTTTTTGGTTTTCTTTTTTTTACTGTTTTTCCCCTGCTTCTACTTCTTTTTCTTTTTTTTGCGGTTTCTATTTTTCTTATATTTACTAATGTATTTGCCACACTAACTCTTTCTAAATCATCTGAAAATTGTCTTGAATCCCGTCTAATTAAATCTGGAATATTTCTTGGATTTTTAGCTGCTTTCATATAATCAATATGTTTAATAGAAGACATAAATATAATATAATATAATATTTAATATTTGCTAAAAAATAATTGTTTATTAACGACCATGCTTAGTTTCTCTTCTTTTTGGTTTATTTCTTTTTCTTTTTTTTACTGTTTTTCCACTGCTTCTTAAATTACTACTACGATTAAGTAGTTGTCTCCTTCTAGTTAATAACTCTCTTAATCGAGGAACTTGATTATTTTCATGTAAATTTTCTATTCTATGTCCTCGTATCACTTGTTCTATTTGTTGATTTGGTTGTTGTAAATCAATATTAGAATTATTATTTTTTACGACTATAGCAGGTTCTATTTTTTTAGAAAAAGATCCTGCCTTAGTCTTATATTTTTTTTTTTTGGTTCTGTGTTTTTTTCTACCAGTCATATAATATAAATAAATAAAAACTATAAATATTTAGTTAAATTATATTAATATGAATATAAATAAACCAGTAGTAGGAATTTTAGCAACGCCTTATATAAATAAATGGATTAAGAGAGAGCAAGTATTTTTAACAAATTATTTTGTTAAATTTTTTAAAATTAATAATATAGATTTTATAGTAATTCCTTATAATCTCTCAAATATTAAATTAAAAACTTTAATAAAAAATGTAGATGGATTACTATTCCCAGGTAGTCAAATTGGTAATTATTATTATACAAAAGAATTTAAAGAACATTATAAAAAACAAAAATTTATATTAAAATTAGCAAAGTTAATTAATAAAACGAAGAATATATTACCAATTCTCTCTATATGTCATGGATTTCAAAATTCGATGTTAATAGAGTCTAAAGAATCAATTAATAATTTATTTACAAATGTACATGCTTATTATAATTATAAAAAAGAGCCTATATTTACTACAAGTGGAGAAAAATTAAAAAAATTTTATAATAAATCAAACAAGTTAGTTCATAATAATAAATTAGGCATCTCTCCTAAAAGAATAAATAAAACAAAAAAAATATATTTATTAGCTAAAACTAAAGATAAAAATGGAAAAGAATTTATTGAAATTATAAAACATAAAAATTATCCATTTTATGGATTTCAAGGTCATGTAGAGAGAAGTAATCCAGAACTTTTAGTTCCATATGTGATAGATATTAAAAGATCTTTTAATAAAAGATGTATTAAATCAAATAAAAGTTGTAAATTAAAAAAAATAGTTAATGGAAAAACAATAAAATGTAAGGATTATGGTTTAGCAAAGAAAAATAATAATAGAAAATGTTATATCTATAATATTTAATTTTATTTTTTTTTAGTTTTTTTATAATTGTTTCTTTTAATTTGTTTAGTTTTAGAGAGATTAGATGGAATATATCTTAAGAAATATCTATCATATTCTTTGTTGCCTGATTTTAAATTTTTTTGCCGAAGTTCTTTATATTTTTTAGCTTTATCAGATCTAATATCTTCTAATGTATGGTGTTTACCATAACAATTTATACTGAATCTTCTTAATAAGCCTTTTTGTTCTAATCTATTTCTAAGTTGAACTTTAAATAAATATTCAGACATACACAATAATCGATTAAGATCATAATATGGTCTATTTATAAAAATAAAAATTAAATAAAAACTTAACATAGTATCAATAGTAGCAATTTTAAGTTTTTCTCCATTAATATAAATAACATTATAACTATGACATGAAGTTGTATTGTATACATAACATAAAACATCAATTTTGTTATTATTTTTTATCATAACTTCATAATGTTCAGATATTATATCATTTATTCCTAATTTTTTATTAATAATAATATTTTTAAAACCTTCATGAATAAGTTGTTCCTTAATTATATAAGCACTAGATTTAGCATCATCTGATAATATATCAAAATCAGGAATAGTTGAAAGTTGTTTTCTTTCTCTTTTGGGCATATATTTACCATATAAACTAGCAGCATAACCTCCAAAAAATATAAGTCCTTGATTAATAATAGATTTTCTAACTACTTTATAAATATCATCAGCGATCTCTTTAGAATCTTCATAATTTCTTAAAAAATCTATATTTTTACAATTATTTCCTTTTAATGGATAATTTTTATTTAATAATATTAATCTTTTTAAAACTTTTTCCCATCTACTTACATCGCCCATAGGACGTGACAATTCTAAATACATAGACATTCTTAAATAATCAGGAGGACAATAAGAAATTCCATTAATTTTTATAGATTTTTTCATTAAATTATTAAATAAACTTTTGTCTAAAAATGTAATATCAGCTAGCGGAATAAAATTTACAAAAACTTTATATGTTCCATTATGAATACCAGCTTTAGCTTCTATTTCAGTATATCCTTCTTTAAAAAATATATCTGCTAATTTTTTAGAACATTCTACAGGATTTGGAGAGAAAAAATCATAATCAGGTATTTCAACATTTTTGTTATAAAATTTATCTTGTTCAGGTAAAATATTATTTATAGCAGTTCCACCATAACAAAGACATTTGTTAGTTCTTATGAAATTTTCTAAAATACTAATTAATGTTTTAATATTATCAGATTTTATCATTTTTTTACCTAAAACTGTATTAGCATTATCAACAGCTTCACGTAAAATTTTTAATTCTTTATCTTGAAAAGATATATCTTTCATTATATATATATAAATAATTTATAATAACAATAATTATTTATATATAATTTATTATTCTAGATTTACATCATCATTTGGATTATTACCTAATCCAAAAGTGCGGGTTTGTTCCGTATTTAATGATACACCTATGGCTGGTTCTTCTGCTGGTATAATATCTCTACGTAAATCATTTGGTTTTAATAGAAAAGAATGTCCGCCATAATCAGTAAACATTTTATAATATCCTACTAAATTATTATCAATATTTTGAAATTTCATAGCTACAAATTGACAACCATTATTTAAAGGTAAAAGTGGATCATAATTTTCTAAACTATTATTTATATTAGGTAAAACAATAATTAAATTTCTATGTGAATCATCTATCATCAATGGATTATTTCTACCAGCTGCAACAACTTGTTCATATCTTAACAATTTTAATGCATTTGATCCAGAACGTATGTGAACATATTTTGCCAATTTACTATTATCTAAAATTGGAACATGTAATGTATGAACCATAATAATAAATCTTCTACTAAATTTAGGATCACCAATGTGTTCTTGTAAAAATGTATTTTGATCTGTGTTTTTGTAATTATATAATTTAATATCAACAAGATTATCCAATTCTGACATACCGCTATTATTAATTAAATATTGTTCAATATATTCTCCAAATTTGTCATATATTATTTTATTTTCACTCATTATTCTAAAATGTAAAAACATAGGATCATTAGCACAAGATGTATAAGTTTGATCAAAACTTTTATTCTTTAATATATTAAATAATTCAGTTAATTTTATATAATTATATGTTTCTTTAATAGAATTATTATTAGCAGTTGATGATGCCACGATTGGTTCACCATTATAAGAGTAAATTTCAAAATCTAAACATCTAGCACCTACTTCAATACATTTTTCTAAAGCACATATATTTACAAAATTATTTTTATATCCATCACCACAGCATGCATTATATGCAGTTTTAATATAATAATTTTTCATTAAGCATTTGTTTGTATTATCAAAGTAATTTTTTGGACTAGTTACTTGTAAAGTTTTAATTTGTTTTAAATTTGTAAAAAAAGAAGTAGTTTTATGACGACTATTAGCTAAATATATAGTATTTAATTTTTTACATGCTGCATCTTTTTTACTTAAAGTATGAAAAATCCAAGTAATTAGTAAAAAAATAATAAATGCTACGATAAGTATTGATAGTATAAAATATATATAAGATTTATCACCATCTAAAGTTAAAAATTCTGATAATTGTTTTTTTCCATCACTATATAAGCCTTTTATATCATTTGTAATAGTAGAACTCATTTAATTATATTATTGTAATATAAAAAACACTTAATAAATTTTATAATAAATATAATTAATATTATAATTAATAATATATAATGGCCGGCGGACTATTAAATTTAATAGCAGTTGGAAATCAAAATATAATTTTAAATGGAAATCCAACTAAAAGTTTTTTTAAAACAAAATATGTAAAATATACAAATTTTGGATTACAAAAATATAGAGTAGATCAGCAAGGACAAACTAATATTCATTTGACACAAAAAAGTAATATTTCTTTTAAAATTCCTAGATATGGAGACTTATTAATGGATACTTATTTAGTAATTACATTACCTAATATTTGGAGTCCTATTTATAAATATTCTTCTACTGAATATAGACCTTATGAATTTCAATGGATAAAAGATATTGGTAGTCAAATTATTGATGAAGTAATATTTACAATAGGAGGACGTATTATTCAAAAATTTTCAGGCACATATTTACAAAATATAGTTGAACGTGATTTTGATAGCAATAAAAAAAAATTATACAACATTATGACAGGTAATATAACAGAATTAAATAATCCAGCAAATTATTCAAATAGAAATAATAATTATCCAAATGCATATAAATTATATGATGCAAGTACAAATGGTATAGAACCTTCTATTCATAGTCACAATTTATATATACCATTAAATACATGGTTTACTTTATTATCAAATATGGCATTACCATTAATTTGTTTACAATATGCCGAATTAGAAATTAATTTTACTTTAAGACCTATACAGGATTTATTTACTATTAAAGATATTATAGATGATACTTTATATAATAGTTATGATGAAATACCTAGAATACAAGCAGAACAAAATAAAGATACTCGTTATGGATTTTATAGATTTATTCAAGAACCTCCATATAGAGACATCTCATCTGGCACAATTTATTTAGATCAAAGAACCAATATAAATAGTGATATTCATTTAATGACTACTCAATGTTTTTTAGATAATCAAGAAAGAAGTTTATTTGCTAATAATAGTCAAGATTATTTAATAAAAGAAGTATATGAATATAATTTTCAGAGAGTTAATAAATCAAATAAAGTAATTTTAGAATCAAATGGATTAGTATCAAATTGGATGTGGTTTAGTCAGAGAGATGATGTATATAAAAGAAATGAATGGTCTAATTATACAAATTGGCCATATGAAAATATAATTCCTAATAATCTTGAAAAATTAACAGAAATAAAGTTTGATTCCGAAAAATTGAAAGAAATAAATTTTGATGCCTCTTTTATATACTATAAAATAAATGATCTATATCAAATAAATGATACATCCAAAAATATTTATATCACTGGTTATGAATCAAGTATATATGAGCAAAGTAATCAAAAAGACATAATACAAAATTTTGCAATTATAGTTGATGGAAAATATAGAGAGAATTCATTTCCAGCTGGAATATATGATAAATTAGAAAAATATACAAAAACAAAAGGTAATTCAAAATCTGGATTGTATCATTATAATTTTTCCTTAACTACTGATCCCCATAAATATCAACCAACAGGGGCGTTTAATACTAATAAATTTAAAAACATAGAATTTGAATTTAATAATCATCAAAATCCTCCAATTGATCCTTCCAATGTTAATTTTACAACAATTTGTGATCCTTTAACTGGTGATGTTATTGCTACATCTAAAGAACCAACTAGTATTTATAAATATAATTATAATTTAACTGTTATGGAAGAGAGATTTAATATTTTGCGATTTCAATCTGGAACTGCGGATTTACTATATAGTAGGTAATAAATCTCTCGAGTTTTCTATTAATAGATTATACATTAATATTAAATCATAATATTTACATAAATTATAGATAATATGATTTCAAAAATCGTATAATAAATGTTAATGAATTTAAAAATAATTCATAACTTAAGAAAGTTTTATTTTTGGTACTTTTCTTGTACCATAACCAAATTTCTTTTTAGCATTTTTTGCTAATCTTAATGCTTTTGAATTCTTCATACATCCTTCATTTAATATATTAAAATCAATCGCTGATGCCTTACCTCCTGTAATAGAACTAGCTAATCTAGCATACCCCCATGAATGAGCACTTTGATTTGGTCTTGAACCAGATGAATAATAAGCACCTTGTCCTTTTTTTATTATAGCATTAAGAGATTTTGAAGAACATCCTGTTTTTTTAACTAATTCTTTATTTATTGCTAAATTCTTTAATTTATATATTCTCTCTGCATTTAAAATATGTTGTGATTTTTTTGATTTAAATGATTTAACTTTCTTTCTTATCACATATTTTCCTTTTTTATAACCTTTTCTTGATTTTTTTAGTTCTTTTTTTAGTATTTTTCTATCTTTTTTTGTTAATCTTTTGGGTAAATATTTAATTGGAACATTCATTATTAATATAATAAAATATTTATTTATATTAATGAAAGAAACTATTATCAAATTTGAAAAAGGTCCGCATAAAAAAAAATATACTGCTTATATTAAAAATAAAAAAACTAAAAAAGTAAGAAAAATACATTTTGGAGCATCAGATTATCCTCAATATAAAGATAGAACCCCCTTAAAATTATATTCTCATAAAAATCATAATACAAGAAAAAGAATGCAGCGTTATTTTGCTAGACATTCAGGAACAAAAAAAAGAGGTCATGCAATTAAATTAGAGAAAAAAAAATCTAAAGGATATTATAATGCAAAAATTTTAAGTCATATTTATTTATGGTAAATTAACATATATTTTTTGTATTTCCCAAATTATATATATATGGCTTTTTCTTAATTAATAATTATTGTTTTTGTAATTTTTTCTTTGTTTTTTCATTTCTTTTTTCATTTCTTTTTTCATTTCTTTTTTCATTTCTTTTTTCATTTCTTTTTCGTTCATAACATTCTTTTCTATATTTTTTTTTATACTTTTTACATGGAATTCTATCTAAATCATTTTCTATTTTCTTTAATTTTTTATTTAATTCTCTGTTATCTTCTTTTATTATTTTATCTAAATTATGAAATATTATTTGTGTTTTTATAATACGTTCAATAGGATTAAAAAATGTTAATAATTTCCTTGTAAAATTATCTCTGTCTTTTATATTTCTTCTTCTTTTAGTTTTTACCATTTTTATATTATCTAAATATTTAAATCATATTCACACAAAGCCTGATAAATCGAAATAAAAAATTGATATTAAAGTTTATATAATATTTATGTATTAATTTAAAAATATGATTTTAATATATTTTAATCTATATGGAAAGTTTAATTAAAGTATCGTCAGTATTATATGATAAAGAAATATGCGATACTATGAATAAATTAAAACTTGATGAAAAAATAATAATGAAAAACAAACGTCCACAAGTAGTATTTAAAAATGAAGATGAACATTATGAAAAACAAAAAAAAAGTTTAAAAATTTTAAGAGATGGTATTGAATACAATATAAATAAATTTATCAGACCTTTTGTTAATAGGTGGCATATTAGAGAATCCGGTGGTTCTGGCTGCAGTATATATGATTGTTTTTATCAATCTATTTATAATTGCTTATTTAATATGTTTGATACTGAAACATATTGTAAATATCAAGCAGAAAAAATTTCATATGAAATAGATGATACAATTGATATTTTATATAATAGTGGGATTTTAGATATATCATATGAATCTAAATCTAAAGAAAAACTAATAGAATTAATATATGATTTAATTAATATACGTTTAACTAATGACTATGACGAAGGATTGTTAGATATAGATCATATGTATTTTGTATGTAGTAATTGTAATAAAAATACTATTTGGAATAGTATTGAAACTAAATTTACTAATAAAATTATTTGTTCTATATGTAAACCAAAAATATATTGATTTATGTGTTAAATTTAAATTAATATAAAAATTTAAATTTAATATTATATAATTATAATAAAATAGTTAAAGATAAAATACATCATTCTCTTTATCAATGTTTATAAGTTTATCTTTCTCTTTTTGTATAATTACTTCATTAATATTTTTCAGTTCTTTAAATAAAATAGTGAATGCTATTCTTTGCACAATCAAAGCATTGTTTAAATTTTGTAATTCATCATTATCAATGTCTTCAGGATTAGGTTTTGGTATATTTAGTTCGTATACATAGTCATTACTATCTAAATCATGCGATTTTCCCTCATACTTTTCAATTACATTACTACCTTGGTAACTTACATAAACAGGAATAATATTATTATAAGTATACCTATAATCTGTTAATATTATATTCTTTACATTTCCTAATTGTTTGACTATATATATAATTCTATTAATCTTTCCGATAGATTCTCTTAGTAAACTTATTAGATATACTTGTGTTATATCACCTAGTTTATACATACCGTCTGAAATGTTATCAAAGCACTCAATAATTATATTATCATCATATATGGTATTACGTATATTTTCATTTATTACTTCATTTATTACTGATTCATCTTTACCTTCATTTTTACCTTCATTTTTACCATCTTCAATAATTTTTATAAACGCATCTTTATGGCTCATTAGTTCTTTTAGTAGTTTTTGCATATCTGAAATATTGTTTTCTTTACATTTATTATCAAAGTATACTGTCGCTTTAATGCTCATAATAATTTCTTTAAGTAAATAATTATATAAAACATCATTTAGTTTAGAACTAATAAAATAATTACTAATAAAGCTTTTCCCAACACTTTCTATGCTAACCTGCCCTACGGTTCCACCTATTTTGTTAAATAATTTATATTTTTTTGTTATTTTTTTATTGTTATATTTTTTTCTTAATTTTCTAGTTATTTTTTTTCTTGATTTTTTTATTGGTTTTTTTCTTGGTTTTGTAGTTAATTTTTTACTATATCTTTTATTAAGATTTTTCTTATTTTTTCTATATAAATTCATATATATATATATATATTATTATTATTATTTTTTATTTTTTATTTTTTTTGCACATCTAAAAAATAATCTTTCTTTATTTTGATGTTTTTTATATCACATGGTAGTCCACATTTACATAATGGAAGTTCTTTTATATATTCATTATTAGGAAATTTATATTGACAATCAAATCCATTATTTATTATAAATTTAAATTTTTAAATTAATTTAAATTTACAATTATATATGTATTTATAAAAATTTAACTAAAAATTTAGAAAATTCATGGTCACTAGGATAATGTAAACCAGCATAAATTCGTGCTTGTCCACATTTTTCAGCTAATTCAAATAATATTTCTCTCTTTTCGGGATATTTTATACTTAATTTTTTTGCTAAATAAAATGCTTGGCATGTATGTCCAGATGGAAATGCGGGTGTATTTGCTGAGATTGATTCAAAAACACTAATATTAGTATTAATTTGTTTGGGTCTTGCTCTATTAAATAAATTTTTAAAAAATGTAATAAATGGAACAATATGTTCTTCCATTTCACTTAATTGTTCTCTTGATTCGATTACAATATCTTGAAAAGCATAGGAAACACTTTTGTCTGTTAATTTAATAAAATTATTCATTATTTGATTTTTTTCTTTTACATATTTTTCAACAATTTTAACTTCATTAAAATTATTAGGATAAATATTAATAGTAGGATAAAATTGATAATATCTCTCTATTGTATATCCATTTACACAATAAATTATTATAATTAAAATAAACAATAAAGATAATTTATATTTAAAAATATTATTATTATTATATTTTTTTTTCATATATATATTATTATTATATATAAATGTCTGACAATATAAAAAAATTAAAAGAAATGCTATTAAAACACTTAGAAGAAAAGAATAATGAAGTAAGGCAGGTAGATAGCTTAATTTTAGGAGCAAAACAAAATAAAGCAGCAGACACAATAAAATCAGCAATAAAAAGTTTGGCATTAAAAAAAAAAGAAGGTAAATCATTAGCAGCGACAATTATAAGTAAAAACTACAGAAAAAAAATGGCCATTGATGAAAAATATAAAAGTTTAGGAGATTATATGTGCACTGGTTTAGGTGTAAAAGCTAATTATAGAATAAAAATATTAGAAGAATTAAGACTAAGGGGAACACCAAATGTTATAAAAAATTTGTATTTATATTATTGTAAATTTGGAGCAAAGTCATTAGGATATGAAAAAGGAGTTCTTGTTAAAAAAATATTAAATTCTATATTTGTAAATACAGGATTTAAAAGTACCAATTTTACTACTATTCATTTTAAATTATGTAAATTTCTTAAAGGAGTTTATGCAGATGAATATATGAATATATTAGATAGAAAAAAAAATTTAAGATCTGAAAAGAAAAAAGGAAATTATGATACTATGGAATTTGAAAATACAAAATTAGAAAATTGTTTATTTGAAGAATGTGATTTTTTTGGTGTAAAATTTATAAATTTAAATGTAGGTTCACTAATTCAACCAAATCAAGTTCATGGATTTGATAGAAGTCTTGGAGCAACAAGATTTTATAAGTGTAATTTTAAATTTAATACACAATTTAGATATCCAAATACTACAATATCACCAAGGTTAGGATTAGTTGATACAAAATATAATATGAAGTTCAGTTGCGTAGATGAAATAGTAGGAAGAGCATCTAGAAATAAAGATGTATTAAATATTAAAAGAAT